AATTTGGATTACCATCTAAGCGATAGCAAAGAGTGTGTGCATTGGTGCAATCGTAATTGGGAAAATGGGTTGATAGTGCTTGATAAAATTGTCTATCAGCACCCCACTGCCCATACCATGCATGACCAATGCGAACAGCAATATCACGCCTAATAGCAAAACTGGAAGTATCAATGTGGTGCACATTCGGGTCAAAGAATACAGGCCACTTTCCAAGGCTTTCGCAATTGTCTTCGCAGAGTAATTTTTCATCTTTATCGTAAATTTTTCTAAGGCTATATGCCCAATCATTTCCTTGTTGTATCACAGCAACAAGTTTTTCAACATGGCACGGATCAATCCAATTATCTTCATCAAGGTAAATTATTACATCAGCATTCACCAAGAATGAACATGCGGCATAAACACGATGACCATACCAGCCTTTGCCGACATTTTCTTCAAACTTGATTACACGAATTTTTTCTGAACCTTCAATAATTTCATCAACTTCTTTCCAGTATTGGATTCCATCCATGAAAATGTAATGCGTCAAATCTTGATAATTTTGTTTATCAACAGATTCAATACATTTACTGAGATACTTGGTTCCGATTGTCGGTGTTATTACCGCTACTTTCATTTTCATCCTTAAAAACCAATTTAGCACTACCTGTAGTGCCTGGCATATTCAATATCAATTCTTCTTTCAAGTCACGACCAAAAATTGCATCCCATCTTGTATCATATTCTTGTTGGGTAACGCTAAATGGTCTTGGCTTACTGCCTTTACCACCATCAGACATTTCAATCTCCCAAATCAATATCAGGAAAAGCCTCTTTGACAAGTTTTGGTGTGAGAAAAGGAATTCGTAGATCCTTCTTCATGGCTCTAACAAGCAAATCAGCCTCATCTTTGTGAAGTGCTTCCAATAACGGAATCAACAATCTTTTTTGTTTTTCTGGTGTCAATCCTTGCGCCCTGCGAGGATGACCAGCGACAAAGCGATACAGTCGCGGTACTTCATTGTGAAGATAAAGAATATTCAAACCAGCTGGTTCTTTTGATGGCTTGTATTCTGGAATCTCAACATCAAAAACAACCTTAGGATTAAATACAGCAACCAAAAACTCTTTTAAGTTCCTATCACTATGTTGCCGCAACACATTAATTTTTTCCGCTCTTTTTTCTGTTTTCTCAAACAACTCAAAGATTTCATGGTACATCAAATCGTTCATTTATTTTCCTTAAAATTCATCAATCGCTTCCAGCAAATTCTTTAAACGATTGGCAATCATATAATTCATAAATTGTTGCCGTGTTGCTGGCTTCGTATCTATGTATGTATCTATAATATTTTTACTGATTGTTCCAGGAATCATTGTCAGGTCAATCAACTGCTTGTTGCGTGACCAGTTTCGCATTTGCGTTTCATTGAATTTACTCGTACCAGTTTCCGCAACTTCGGCTAAGAACTTTTTGGTAACAGGCTTTTGGCGAATACCATCAATGATAGAATTATCTGGAGACAAGATATTTGGAATGCCATCACCGCTGTCACCAGTAACAATCAATTCATTCAACTGTTTGATTGGATCATCCGTATTAATGAATTTCTTCATTGTTGGTGAGTACTGTTTAACATTCGGATAGATTTGTAATTGCACAAAATCTTTGTCGGAAGACAAAATCAATACACGCTCATTCTTGGAATATGCTTGCGTCAATACGCCAATAATGTCATCAGCCTCAGCGCCATGGATATCAATCACCTTGTATGGCGAATGGTCTTTCAACTCTTGGCGAATCTTGGACATACAATCAAAAATTGCAGTCCAGTCATGCCCAGAAGCCTCACGATTTTTCTTGCGGTGACCTTTGTATGGCGGGAAGATTTCTCTGCGCCAATAGTGGCGATTATCGCAAGCAATAATCACTTCACCGTATTCACGGAATTTCTTCACGTTAGCACGGATAGTATTGAGCACCATGTGCCGAACCAAAGATTCTTCAACAGGTGTTTTTGAGGAACCAATTTGTTCCATCAAGTTGGCAATGACAACTTGGTTATAGTCAAATATAATCATAGGTCCATTATAGCATAGTTTTTTGTAGAATGTAGGTAATCATAGAACACGCAACAAAACAATGTCTTTATTAATTCTACCATTCATCAAGGTTTCTTTTGTTGCAACACCAGACAAGATATTTCGCAAAGCTATTTTACCAGCCTTCAATACATCTGGCAACATTTGGTCTGGTTTCCTTATTGTTTTACTTACAGACTTTGATTCCGTATAATTTGTAATCGTAGTGCCTTTGACGCTAAAACCGCCAGCATCATCCGCATGATAAACACCAAGTTTTTTATTCTTGGTATTGAATACCCACAACTGCATAGCGCCGATGATATCTTTTGGCTTTATTGATACCAATTTCAATTCATCATACTTTTCACAGTACTGGACTTTAGTGACAAGTTGGTCTGGCGTTTTAACTTTGCGCTTTTTAGGCTTACGATTTACTTTAGCCTCACCAACAATTTTCATCGCATCGGTAATAATTGTATCACAGTATGCAACCAACTTCTTCAACTGCGGTTTTGTAAAGTTGGAATAACCCTCACGCACATCCGCATCTTTTGTGTTTAGAACATCATCAAATTCACTTCGGCGTTTTTTGAATATATCAATCAATTTATTGGCATGCATTCCTTTTGCTCGGTCTTGCATAATTGCAAACGGCGATGGCATGGTATTAAATTTGCTGGTAACAACTTCATCAATTGCACCCTCAAGGTCACCTGCAATTTCCGATATCTTTTCATTCAATCGGTCCTGAATAGATGGACCTCTATCAACGATAACAACTGGTGCTGGTGTATCATCAACAAAAAATAAATTCTTTTTGATATACGCACGACCTGTATCGCCAATATCATTTCCGTTCAGCACCAAACGACACAACCATCCAACGGTCAAAATACCATTGGATGTATCAATCTTGCCAGGAATTTTATTTTTCTTAGTGTATAGATTTATATAATTTAATGCGTCCTTGGACTCTTTATTTTGATGATACCAATTTAGTGTATGAACCAATTCCAATTTAGTCATTGGTTCAGAGAACCGAGGTTCATCATCAATCCGAACTCTTGCTGGCTTTGCCATCTTTTAACTCCTGAAAAGAATATTTTCTATAATCGGTCATAACAACAATACCATCTTCGGTTTCTTGGTATGCTTTTGATATTGCTCGGGCAACTTCTATGGCTTCGGATTGTGTTTTAAACACATGACATTCACCGAAGGCTTCAAAGACTTTTTCCGCATTTAAATATCTAGACATATCTGGATGCATATAGCCGTCAAATATACTATCATAGTCATTCAAAGGAGTAACACGGTAACCATCGCTTGTTATTAGAATATAAGTACCTTGTGGCATTTTAATCAAACTCACTTCCTATATCTACATCATAACCATAATATTCTGCCAATTGCAAAACTTCTTTATCGGTCATTGATTCATTTTTTTCAAACATAATAAATTCCTAAAAAAACAATTATAACAGATCCATCGGCTGAATGCAAGCATTTTTTAACCCGGATGCATAAATTTTTGCACAGGCAAGAATGTTGAAAATTCCAATAATCTTGCCGTTGTAAATTACTGCGTATTTTTTCATTTTACAATGAAGGGCTTGTTCCAGCTACCGATGTTAATATGTGCATAATATGCGGTATCAAAGTAATCGGTTTGGGCATCCGAACGGTCATAGTAATCGGCAGAGTACATGGCCTTTACGATTTTGGTCATCAACTCTTTGGCTTTGCCGGAGTAATGATCCTGGTACCAATAAGGATTAACCTGTTCGTAACCAGTCACGTTGGGTTTGAAGCCGCGTTGGACTTGATAAAAATCTTTGCCGCAAGTCTCGTTGGAATTTGCGATAAAGTCAATCGGAGCGGACTTGATTGTGCAAGTAATGGAAAGACTATCGCAACGCAACGAAAATTTAACGCCAGTGCCTTTCAAAGCCGTATCAAGGTTTGCTTTGATTTTTGCTTTACGCTCTTGGTTCATATAAGCCATTTGAAAACTCCTTTAATAAAATTTTTACATTGTCCAGTAAGATTCACTGGAGGGTAAGCAGAAATACGGTGTATCGTATCGCTCTTGGAATTCTTTGCCAGTCACCAGGTTTTTGTGGGTGACATAGGTCTCAAAAACTTCAACAATGAAACCCAGTTTACGTTTACCTTCAGCAACCTCTTGGATATAATCTTTGGTGACTGGAGCAAAATCTTGTTTGGCACACAAACGGCGACCTTCTTTGGTACGCTTGTCGGCTTTATAAATTTCAAGGGTGTATTCAATCATCTTGGACATTTTGGCTCTTTCAATCAATCTATAGGTATAGTATAACAGGAATGGTAGAAATGTCAAGTATCACAAAAGTACTAATTCCTCGGTGTCCATGAGGACTCGCTCACGGATATCACCAAACACCACAATGGGCGTATCTAACACAATAGTATTACTAACTTTACCACCGTATTTAACACGGCTCTCAACAACGACACCGGTAAAGGAATGAGTACCAAGGTACTCACCAGCAACTTTTTGACCTTCTAGAATCCAAGACATTTTCGTTCCTTTTTCAATCTATGGATAGAGTATACGATAAATAGGTAATAATGTCAAGTCTTTTTTTGTTATGTAGTAAAAAAACAACAATAACAAAAAATGGATCCCCTAACACTCCTTGCCCTCGCTAATGGCGCCGTAGCCGCGGTAAAAAAAGGATGCCAACTCTATAAAGATATCAAAAGCGCCGCTGGTGACGTAAAGGGCGTTTTGGATGATTTGGACAAACAGTTTTCCAAACAGCATGAAGGCAAGGCACCAACAAAAGAGCAGAAGCAACAGTTTGAGCAAAAGAAAAAAGAAATAAAGGAAAACCTATCAAAGGATCCAAATGATATCATGTCAACCATCGGAGACCAGTTGGGAACATTCTTTGATGCTATGGACAAGATTGAAGAATTGTTTTATGAAGAAGAAAAGAAAGCCAAAGAGGTTTACACTGGCGATGTGTCTCTAAGTCGCAGAGCATTGCAACGGGTTCTTATTCGTTCCAGACTTGAGCAGATGGAAGTTGAATTGCGTGAGCAAATGATTTACCATGTACCAGCAGACCTGAAAGATTTGTGGACACGATTCCAAGAAATGCGTGGACAAATTATTGAAGAACAAAAGGTAGCCAGAAAAGTAAAAGAAAAAGAAGATGCGATCCGAGCCGCTAAACGAAAGAGAAGAATGGAAAATCTTTCAATGGAAATCTCATTGATTGGTGGTATAATTCTTATCATAATATTAATGGCAGGATTTTGGACATGGTTATATCACGACAAGAAAAAGAGATGGCCAGAATTAGAACAAAAAACATATCAGAAAGAATTGGAAAAAGAAAGAAAGTTGCGGAACGAAAAAATAATAGAAGCAATCCGATATCTTGATGAAAAAAACTTAGAACAGAACAAAAAACTAATAACACCAAATGAAGAAAAATAAGTACACATTTTTAGAATGGGTATTTGATAGGGTTGGCTTCGGTAAATTCATTCTCTTTTTTTACGTATTCCTTTTATTGATTGCAATAGGACTAATGAGTTTTGTCTGGTGGTATACCAAAGACTATAGATGAACAAATACCAAAAAGTCTTAATTGGTGTCGGTACAGCCGTCACCATACTTGCGCCTATGGTACCAGATACTGTAAACATTAACTTGAATGTGCCGATAACAATTCAAGCGCAAATGGCCAAAAAAGAAAAGCCGTATCAAGTGATAACGGCTAAATGTAATTTGACAAATGAAAAAATTCAAAATGACTTAAAGGTTTGCGAATACACTTGTGACAGCCCAAGCAAACAAAGAGTTTTCCACACACACTTTTATAAAGGTGCAACCTGTTCTAAGATGATAACAGAACAGATAAAAGAGAATAAATAATGAACACACACAAAGGCTACTATGACACACATACAAAAGTTTTTTACTTTTTTGTTTACTGCACTTACCATTAATTGTTGGGCAAGTACAGTTACCGCACAGAGTTGGTTAATAGCAAATGAAGATGGTAAGATACTATCGGGTGAAAATACCAAAGAGATTCGTTCAATAGCAAGCATCACTAAACTTATGACTGCAATGGTCGTATTAGATGCTAAACAAAATTTGAATGAATTAAAACCATACACAAGAAAAGAATTGATTCAGCTTGCATTGGTCAAATCGGACAATCAAGCGGCTAAAGATTTATGTCGTTATTATCCCGCAGGCGCACATGCGTGTGTGTACGCTATGAATCAAAAAGCAAAATCATTAGGACTTACACAAACCAAATTCATTGAGCCAACTGGTTTAAGTGTATTCAATGTAAGCACCGCGGAAGAATTAATTACTCTTGTATCTGAGGCTAAGAAGTACCCAGAGATAGTTGAGGCAAGCGGTCTTAGTGAAGTTAAAATAAAAGTGAAGAAGAAGTGGTTGGTGTTTCACAATACCAATCCAATCATTGGCAGAGAACACAATACGATTGTAAGTAAAACAGGATACATCAGAGCATCAGGCGGATGTATTGTGATGTTGATGAATACGAATATTGGTAAAAGGATTGTTGTTGTTCTTGGCAGTAAGAACACAAAAACAAGAATACCCGAGGCTGAGTTTCTTGTTAAAAGATATGGTCCGGCGTGAGAGAATCGAACTCCCATCAGAAGGGTAGAAGCCTACTGTATTATCCATTATACTAACGCCAGATAAATTTGTAGAGTTTATATTTGGTACCCCAGGAGGGACTTGAACCCTCAGAATTCTCCTTTTGAGAGAGACACGTTTACCAATTTCGTCACCGGGGCATTGGTACGGATGGTGGGACTTGAACCCACAGATTATGGATTTTAAGTCCATTGCCTATACCTATTCGGCTACATCCGCATGTTTGGTGCCTCTTTCTGGTTTCGAACCAGACTCCCTGGATTTTCAGTCCAGTGCTTTCACCAGATTAGCTTAAGAGGCATGGTGCTCTCACCGAGAATTGAACTCAGAATTCGTCCTTACCAAGGACGTGTTATACCACTTAACTATAAGAGCATAATAATTCATATTGAAACACATTCTCAACGTCAGGGGTTTTTTCATCGTGCTGATTAAGCTACTTCGTTGTGTAGGTCAAGATTATCAATCCTGTATTCCTAACAACCAATGATGAATGTGTTTCAATATGAATTTGTAAGTAGTTGCTCCCTATATTATAGCAACCATTCACCCTATACGCTAAAGCCGGCTGGGATTTTGGTACGTCACTTGGGATTCATCCAGATAGCAACCTTCTGCCCTTGGACACTACGTGCCCAGGTGGGAGTTGAACCCATCTCCTTTTACTATACAATCACCAATACTCTAGAATATTGTTGTATAGCGTGACTTCTCTTGCTGACACTTACAAAACTTAATTGCGTTAGATGGAATCGAACCATCGTTTCACTGGCAACTCCCACCATACAATTTTAATCGTGTGGGCCCTTGCGTACTAACCACTATACTATAACGCAAAACTTGGCGCCCCTAACAGGAATCGAACCTGTCTACGTTCGGCTTCAAATCCGACTCGCAACAACAGTCTGGGACAAAACTTGGTGGACTTCGTTGGAATCGAACCAACGCCTCCGAAGGATTATATCCCACGGCGTACTTCCCAGCTAATACATGAAGTCCATAAACTTGGTACCTCGTGACAGGATTGAACTGCCGACCTTCTCCGTGTAAAGGAGTTACTCTACCGCTGAGTTAACGAGGCATATACTGGGCAGGCGTAAGAGAATTGAACTCTTGATATCGGAATCACAACCCGAGGTTTTACCACTAAACTAACACCTGCATAAAATCTGGAGCGGAATATCGGAATCGAACCGATGACGGAAGATTGGAAATCTACAGTTTTACCATTAAACTAATCCCGCAAAAACATATAGAAACACTTTCAATATCAATTCAATGCTGGCACAAAGAATCTTTCGCCACTGCCAGGTGACCGAACATTTTCCGCAACATGGCGTCCAATGTTCGTCAAAAATGTTTTTATATGGAGCGGGTAGTGGGAATCGAACCCACAACTAAACCTTGGCAAGGTCTTGTGTTACCACTAGCACCATACCCGCATATTGGAGCACTGAGAATACATGCTTACCGAATAACACTTCAGACATTATTACAATCCTTGCGAGACTGCTTTCTTCTGATTTCCACTAAAACCATATTACTATGTATTCTAGTATGTTATCAACATCGCCGTTTAAAGTCAGGCATTAGACTTGGCGCTGTATGCTATTCTACACTATCTATCCCGTTGACCTTTAGAGCCATTCACAGTCGCTAAACTGTTACGAAACTTTCTGCATAAACTGATTTCACCTTGCGAGTTACGTCAGACTTGATTGTGTTACCACTCAAGTATTAGATGATTTTCACATACAACCGAGACAGACTTTGCTTTTTAAACGTTAGAAGGAGTTGAACCCTCAGCCGTCTCCTTAACAGGGAGATGCACTACCATTGTGCTATAACTGAACCTACTGTGATGTGCTGTCTCAGTTGTTTCATAATCTTTTGGACTACAAAATACAACACGCCACGTACCTTTTGTCTTGCGGACTAATCAGTCGTTTTTCACGATTCATGTCGGGTCTCGGCTTTCGCATACCTCCATAAACCATTCAAACTGCATACGAGCCCTTAAGTGCAACCTCTCGGACAAATACGCTACCCTTTCTCATACCAATTAACTGGACTGGTTTTGTTGTGAGGTCAGCACCACCTGTTACTCTCTAATGACTTGCGTTACCCTTGCAGGCGCTTGAGCCACTAATTCTTTCCACAACATCCAGCGTCATTGTTACATCCATCGGTCTTATCAATGAACGCTACCTCACGGTAGTGAGCAGGCTTGTTTAGATAGACTATTTCTAGCGGAGTTATGTAGGCATACCTCCTTTGGGACAATCACTTGCCTTATCTTAATGATGCTAAACCACCATATTCAATTTCTTGATTTTGACATTGTAACATAGTCACAACATCTTGTCAAGCAACTTACTTTGGAATGTAATCATTTTTACCGACACATTCCGAAGTAAATTAGGTGCCCATTTAACGATATGGGCATCGGGGTCTGTTCTTTAAGCCGCTAGACTTTTAAATCTATCAGCCGCATATGAGGCTGCAAACGCATTTGGCTTAACAAGAGGAATAACATTACACATTCCTTTTATATAGCCAATAGCTTCGTTAACAACAATGCTTGAATTATACATCATGTCAGGATTAATGTCAAGATGAACCTCAATGTCATTGTCAATTATTTCCGCTAATTGTAGGTACATATCTGCTACCTTATAAACTTCATTCATTAAACGCAAACGAGGTTTGTTTCTTGCTTTTTCATAATCTTTTTCTCTGGTAATTTCACCAAAGATTTTGCAACCGTTGTTACCATTAACATGTACAACAATAGCAATTATGTAATCAGCATGCCATTCACCATTGATTTTAACTTTTTCTGAATCACATCCCAAATAAACTTTTGTATCTGGTCCGCAATTATCAATGTATGCTTTAACTTCATCTAAGTCAATTTTTTTATTGTACATATCAATCCTTTTAAAAATGGTATCCCGTGAGAGAATCGAACTCCCGCCAAGAGATTTGGAGTTTCTTGTGCTACCATTACACCAACGAGATTCTGGTACCCGGAACAAGAATCGAACTTGTGATAAAGGCTTATCAAGCCTACGTTATACCATTTAACTATCCGGGTAAATTTGGAGGGCCCTGAGAGAATCAAACTCCCACCTCCAGGTTCGTAGCCTAGCGCAATATTCATTTTACTAAGGGCCCATTTTTTGGTGGTGATAGAAGGTAACGATCCTTCCTTTGAGCCTTATGAGAGCCCCGCATATCCGTCTATGCTATATCACCGAAATTGGATGCGGGTGACAGATTTGAACTGCCGATGCACCTGGCTTATGAGACCGGTGTGGTGACCGCCCTACCCGCTATAACTGGTCTCCGATGCAAGAATCGAACTTGCGCCACATGCTCCCAAAGCACGGATGATACCATTTCACCAATCGGAGTTAACTTGGTGCCCCATGACAGAATCGAACTGCCATCCCCTGATTACAAAACAGGTGTTCTACCATTTAACTAATAGGGCTATACTCTTTCAACACCAAACCACTTGGGTCTGGATAATTATACCTATCAAAGTGGTCTTTGTTTGTCATACCGATTGGCATGATATTAGCACCGACAATGATTCTATACTTACACTCAGTTGGAGCCGTGAAGTGTGTTGCCCAAGCAGGAAACATAACTAATGTTCCTGGTATGAAAGGCAACATTTCTGCTGGCTTCAACATCAATTGTTTTTCACCAGATATTGCTGGCTGAATAACATATTTTTCTATTCCTAAATTTGAAAATACTGTGCCACTTGCATTACCATCAACATCAAACAAGTGAAACGCACAACCTAAAAAACTATTCGCATGACTGTGTGAATGATGATGACCAAATGCTCTTTGCCTTGTTGACCACATACTTGTGATACCGCAATCTTTTTTGTATCCCATCTCAGTCATAGCAAACTCTGCACATGATTGTATAAAGTCTGCTATCTTTTTCGCTTTCGGATCTTTATGCATGGTTGCTCTAGTTATTTGTAATCCATTCTTTTCACGGTCAGAAATATAAATTTCATCTTGTGCGAAATGTCTTACCAATTCTTCTTCATCTTTATCCCAATCAGGATAATTGAATCGCCAAACTGGTGTATAAAATAACTTATGTAACTCAACTTGCATAATATATCCTTATATGGTGGACCGACGGGGGATCGAACCCCGACTAAAGGCTTGCAAAGCCCCTGTGCTCCCATTATCACTATCAGCCCGAAATTTGTGATAGACTACTTATCCTACTGTACGCCGTCATATCAGAGCGAGAATAAAAAACTTTGGTGCCCTAGGTGGGACTCGAACCCACAAGACCTGGTTTCTAAGACCAGTACGTATACCAATTCCGTCACCAGGGCAATTCTTTTATCTTTGGCTCCGGATGTGGGGTTCGAACCCACCTAACCAGTGATTAACAGTCACGCCCATGCACCTAGCTCGGGTTTTCCGGAATAATTCTTTTGTCTTGCCAACGAATGGCAAGATTCTTATCATAATTTTGTGTTCTATTTTTCTTTCTATTTTCCATTGCTGGAAGATATTGTAAATTATCTTGGTGATGTAAACCACCTTCAACTAAAGGTATCATGTGGTCAACTTCATAACCATCAGGACACATTTTATAAATTTCTTTTATCAATTCTAAATCAGAATCTTCTGTTATAGCTTTCTTTTTTGTTGCTCTATACTTTGAAACTTGTATTCTATTTTTAATCACATAATGTTGTTTGGATTTTCTACCAATTTTATCCCAAGCATCTAATGATTTTTGTCTTTTCAATTCTTTCATTTCATCAGAATGTTTCCAACCAAGTTTTCCTTTCAATGGATGAACATTATCTTTTAGAAATGTTTTTGCCGCTTCTGATTTTTTCTTCTTATCTTCATCAGACCAGGATCTGGAGTTAGCACAACTTCTGGAACAAAATGTTCCATTCTTTTTATGCTCAACATTACATCTAGGACATACTTTCATAACTGTGGAATAAATACTAAAATGAATGATTCTAAAAACAACTATAGATATCTATACAATCTTCCTGAAGATTCTACAAGTCTACCGTTATACTGGACAACGGAAAAAGAATTCATTCTTGATAAAACACTATCAGAACAAAAAAAAGATTTTGTTCTAACAGAAATTAAAAAACTTGGCGGTCCCAAGGGGTAACGATCCCCTTCTTCTAGCGTGACAGGCTAGTGTGCGTCCATGAACACTTTGAGACCAATTTGGTGGAGTAACTTGGAGTCGAACCAAGAATGTTTACCACAAGGGGACGGATTTACAGTCCGCCGATGCACACGCCATAGCATCAATTACTCCGAAACTATCATATAGGAACATACTTGATATAGGAGATTACTCTCACACGGATGAACCCGAATTTAGTCAAATATGTTTTTATATGGTAGGGGCACAGAGAATCGAACTCTGATTTACTGGTTAAAAGCCAGCTACTTTCGCCGTTAAGTTATACCCCCAAGATTTGGTGCCTTGAGAGAGAATTGAACTCCCACTCAAGCGATTATGAGTCGCCTGCTTTACCATTAAGCTACCAAGGCATTTTACCATTTGTTTAGTGTTATCGTGCAAATTCTGAGATAGCCGCTAAACATACTCAAGGCCGATGCAGTTATGTCAGGATCAGTCGCCGGCAGCTTTGACCCGGATAGTGTATGCGTCCATACACGATACCTTGATAACACTAAACAAATGGTACACCTAAGGAGAATCGAACTCCTCTTTCCGCCTTGAAAGGGCAGCGTCCTAACCGATAGACGATAGGTGCAAATTAAACTCTACAAATTTTTAAAGAACATGTTGATTTCTCAACTCATGCATGTAGTATAACACAACCACACTTTTTGTCAACAACTTTTTTAGTGTTGTTGTTTTTTTACAACTGGAGTCGGTGACAGGATTTGAACCTGCATAAAACAGATTTGCAATCTGCTCCCTAGCCTTTCGGGTCACACCGACATAAATTCTGGTACCAGCGGTGAGAATTGAACTCACTCAAGAACGCTAATCTGGCGCTAAAAGGTGTATAAGACCTCTCTGACTACCAAGTCTCGCTGGCATGGAGGAAGAAGGAGGAATTGAACCCCGACCAACTTACGCCAATCGCTTGCTTTCCAGGCAAGAGTAAGAACCATCTTACTGCATCTTCCAAAATTTGGTGGAGAGCCAGGGAGTCGAACCCTGTGACCGTATTTCTACAATCTGCGGTTTAGCAAACCGGTGCATTACCATCCTGCCCGCTCTCCGTTTATTATTGGTGGAAGCGGTGAGATTTGAACTCACGGGCCCTTTCGGACCGTCTGTTTTCAAGACAGGTGCAATAAACCGGACTCTGCCACACTTCCATTAATTGTTGATACATTATCCTTCACTCACTTACGGTGTTGCCGTAACCAGCGGAAGTTAATAACCTGCTCATGCGTTACTAATAATGTACCATATTGAAATACACTTCGGATACTGTACTAAACAGAAACTATCCACCACGGCTTATGCCGCTGAAATGCATTCCAATATGGCACCCGAAATAAGAATCGAACTTATACTAAGAACTTCAAAGGCTCCTGTGCTACCACTACACCATTCGGGAATAATAAACTCTACAAATTTTTAAAGAACAATCAGTATTGTAACACGGACGATCCCGTTAGTCAATACTTGTGTTGCATTTAAGCAACAAAAAACCCCTAGGTTTTTAATCTAGGGGTTTGTGTATTTTAGTTTTCTAAATTACGCTGTGGTCATCCACAAACCCCCTCAAGTCTTCCGGCTCTATCGCTTACATTAATCTCTAGGCAATAACCGGGTAACCACGACATTGGTCGTGTTGACTGTTTAAAGGAGTGCGTTATTTTCATCATAGTATAATTATATATGCTTTTTTTCTTGTTGTCAAGTGGTTTTTTGATAAATTTATGGATTATTTTTATTGTGCGGCACATCAAATACAAAAGTGATTCGGTCAACATCACCAACGTTTAGTGCGCTGTGTGTCAGCTTGTTACTGAACCAAAAGAATGTTCCCGGTTCAATGATGTGTTCCTCGCCATTGCATTCATACTTGTATTTTCCTTGAAGTGACAAATGATAGCGATCCTTCTTTAGGTAGTATGTTCCATCATCAATGTGGCTGCCAACAGCACCACCAACAGGTAATTTAAAGAAGGCGCATCTTGCTGGTTTCTTTATGCCGTAAGATTTCCAAAATTTATGAATTTCGGTGTACTTATCATATAGAACCGTCCGACGCAACAATTCGGAATCTTTGACATTTTCGGATGCATCACGTACTACCGCCATTTGAAGTGGAAGGAATCCATACGGATCTTTATCTCCCAATGTATTCTCAAATTTACTAACGGCTTTCCAATCTTGTGGATTGTCCAATACTTGTTTTAGTATTTTACTTACATCCAGATTCTTAGCAATGAACCGAAAATTGGTATCTCTGCGTGGCATTTATTTTACTTTAGGTCCATCAATGTCCCGCACTTCACCATTTGGATGAAGGTATGAAATACGCCCATCTTCATTGATATATGCGGTACCTTCCCAGAAATAATCTTTCTCTCGGAACCGTTTTACTTTTTCTTCGCTGTATTCAGCAATATCAAATTTCAAAACACCAAGGTGTTCTTGCCAATTGTCATCAGCATGTTCGGCAATCAACAATGCATCGGCTTCGTTTTCACATTCAACAACATGAACCATCCGAAACATTCCAACAGTTTCAACAATATATTTCATTTCAAGCCTCCATAGAAACAGATTTAACAGAGTCCCAACGGAATGAACGCCAGCCTTCATTCTCAACATCAAAGACGGCTAGTGCATCACTTGATTTTTTGCGGGTATCTTCGCCCTTTGGGGCGTATTCATCGGGAATAACTTTTTGGCTGAGAGTACACATCAAGGTGCGGTCTGTGCCATCTTTCTTGGTGAATTTAACAGCAACAACACCATCAGCCAAAAGCTGGCACAACCATTTGCGATTCACCTCATCGTTGGTGAATGCGACATTAAAATTTGCTTCAATCATAATAAATTTCCTTTAGGGCTTTTTCAATATTTTAACAGAAAAAATCAGGTCAGTCAAGTACTCTTTGAACCATTCCGTTGTTTTTTCCTGTTTCCTGATAATTGTACCAAATGTATTGGTACCACACAATCCTTTAGCATAAACCATAGGATCGGAAAAGATGGCTTCAAATGATTCATCAAAATCAAAATCGCCTTCATCATCCCGCCTAAAAAGTGCAACATGGTACTTGTGTCCAGCTTCACTACCTTCAATCGGTGCGCCAAAATCTTCTTTGTATTTTATGAATCGGAATTCTTGTGAATCTTCATCATCATGCGGCAAGAAAATGAATCCATCGTATCCATCCATCTCGGATTTATACTGAGACATTTCTTACCTCTTTGTGAAATTTCACTTGCTCTTTTTTGCGGTCATACAATTTGACGCACTTGACCACACGCATCCTATACTTAGGTGTGCGTAAGTCTTTTGCTATCAAATTGCGCGGCTTAGTATCCATGTTCCAACTCCAAGTAAAACAATCCATTCCACTAATGTGAATTGCAATGACATTCTGTACCAAAGGTCAGAAAGGCTTTGTTTCAAGTTATTTATTTTATTGTTCATATTTCCAATTGATTTCCATTACAATGTTTTCAATCGCTTCCAAAACCTCTTTCGGATCAGCATCATACTTCCGAACACGGCGCAATTCCTGTTGTATGTCAGACAATGCACCAAATGCTTCCAAGGCATTTACTGCATAATTGTGTTCCTGTTTTTCTTCAGGCAAATTAAATTCTAAAATTGCTTTCATACTATTTTTCCAACTGCAAGATAAATCAATTCATCCAATTCTTTTTGGTAGTCTTTATTTAGCCTACGCTTTTCGTAAATTTTACGCACCAATTCAGCATAAGCAAAACCAGCACTTTCTGTTCCTCGCAATTCCAATTCTTCTAACAATTCATCGGTATCAAAATCACTCAAGTCCACTTCAACTTCTACGTAAGCCATTTTATTTCCTTAAAAACCAAAACAATGTGCGCCCAAGTATTGGTAAACCTTTTGTTCTTCAACATCTTTTGGGCACTTCATATCAAACGCTTTATTTGGCGTTTCCCACCAAAGCTGGACCAATTCATCACTACCCAGCATAGCAAATAACATATCATTCATTATATGATTATTCACAAGGTAGGCAATGTCACGTTTACGCATTATTCCGCTTTGCAATATTCAACAAAGTCATTCTGTGACCCTGAAAAAACAACTTCTTCATCGGAATCTTTTACCACAACTTTATTGGCATAAACATGGTACTCATAATCCACACCACCAGAATCCGTTATCGCATGGATATAAAAACCACCGACGGATTTTTTGAAGTGTGCAATTAATTGTGCGGCTAGGCAACCCATGCCGTTTGCAAATGTACCCATTTCAGGTTTGCCGGCAATACCATTTCCTAACTGAATACCTTTTAGAAAATCGCCTAACTCTGCACCATGACCAGATGGATAACCATCAAACTGGCGATACAAACAAACGATAGGCTCATTAACCTCATAAACATAAGTCAAACAACGTGTTCCCATTTTTTTACTCCAATTAAATATTTTTGAAACCCAATTCGGTGTCCATCATAAGCATTTTGCAAATATTCAAGGTTTGCCGAATTTGCTCAGTGTAGATGCCGTTTTGATTTCGTTCATTCATTTCCTGAATGTCGGACATGTAACCACAGATAATCATTCCCATACCTGAGAATTTAAAAGTAATTGACCGCTCAATTGATTCCATGATTTGGGCTTTTGGTGAGCCGTACATCTGGACTTCACGGGAGATTTGAATCGCTGTAGACATTTCGTTCCTTTATCAATCTATAGGTATAGTATAGCAGGATTAGGTACCATGTCAAGTGCTTTGTTGCAGAATTACAACATCAAGGAAATAGATTCAAAAGTATTACACTTAGATTAAATGAGAAAACCAAGCCATCTAGCAAATAATACCATTTCGGATGTTTAGTGTAATCTAGATGAATCAATCGCCAGCCAGACCACGCTACAAAAATAAAAGGAAAAATCAAACTCATTTATTACTGCCGAGATATCTTACCGCATCTTGGAACAATGAAGTCACGCCGAAATGAACCGCATCAACATCATGCCCAAATGCTTTCGCATAAATCACATCTTCATCATTCATCAACCACGGCGCAGGCATACGGTGAATGAACCGATTAGCAGCCCGCAAAGCAAGGGTCTCAATTACATCTTCATAAGTCATAAAAACTCCATTAAAAAAATTATTCGCCATCCTTGGCATGTTCATCACACGATGTATAGAACCAACCGACACCTCGCCATTTGCCAGGATGCCCGCAAGTTTCGCAAGTGTGGGCACTCATACTCTCAGCAAACCAAATCATGCCATCTGTCAATCTATCCCCGCCAGAAGCATAGAAACGCAAAGTACCATATTTCTCTTTTACTTGATCCACAGTCACTTGAGGAATTTCTTTCCCCGGTCGTGAATTGTTGTCAATGTAGTTTTGAATGGTAGCACAAAGCGCATTAATCAATTCAAACCAACCACTACCACATTCAAAGCCCCAACACATAGCCGTTTCTTGCATTGACTTGTCACGATTAACAAACATCTTTGGATATCTCTCGCAGAGCAATTTATCTAATTCTTCTTTCATATAAACCTCACTTGGGTGGAAAATCAGGAAAGGATCCCCACGGTCGTTTCAATTCAACCGATACATCATCTGGTCCGCCTCTATCTAACCATTCTTTTGCAATCGTAGTCACAGGATTACAATTAACAATAACATACCTCACAAGATATCCACTGTAGTCATAAGTGCCATCAGGTACCCACTTGAACATCTTAAAATTTCCAACAGTACTCATACTTCTCTCCGACATTCAAAAACAATAATTGCATTGGTTGTATTGGAGTTTAATTTCAACAGAGTTTTATTCTCCAGCACAATCTTAAATTGTTCACATTCTTTTGCGGTGTAGAATGTATCCAGTTTGGTTTGATGCATTTCCAACTTACCATTGGTGACTAACAATGATATTAAAATTAGTTGGTACATCATTCAACTCCGAAGTGGTCTTTAGTCTTATCTATCATTCGGCGAAAATGCACAATCTTACCTTCATGCCATCTGCGGTCAGATTCATTGCATGATGTGGATTTATATTTCTCCAACATAGCAATCTCATATTCAAGTAAGCCAATGAATTCTTTTGTCATCACCTTGAAGAATCTTTCTTTAAACGCAGGCAACCACTCCAAGCCTTGTGGTGTAGTATACTCAGCATAATACTGGGCTTGGTCAGCCAGTTTCTTACTTCGCTCATTCATACGTAATACTCCAAACGGTGCCCGCAATCTTTGCACAGAAGAATCCAGTGTTGATAATTATAAACAGCATTAACCATATTGTATTTTTTTTGTTCAATCACCTCTGTCATTGTGCGGCGATTCTCTTGCACAGGTCCGCGCTTAGGTTCGTGAATAACATTATCCGAATTACACTTGTCGCAATGGATTATTTCTTTAATCATCTTGAAATTCTCAACTCAGCATCAGGATTATCCCAACATGCATTCCTGTACTTATATACAAAATTACACAGCCCATCATATGAACCCCAACCATTAGCAGGATTAAATTTACGAAAACGTTCTGGATCAGATAGAAGAATATTCCAACCTTCATCCAACAATTCGGCAATATCTCTTGCAAAAAGCAAACCGTATTGTTCATCAGGGCGCCACAGCACATCATACAATGTCATGCCATTGGATAATTTCACTTCCGAAGCCATGAGTCCAAGGTTATGTGTGATATTCGCATCAAATACTGATACGGGTTGTGTCACAATCAAATCAACATCAAGGCTCATAGTTTAGTCTTTAGAAGGAGGAACAGCAACTATAACACACTTCTGGTCCCGTGGCAATGACTTTTCACACTCATTCATCTCTTTTGCAACAACATTTACCGCAGCCCCTGGATTGAATTGTTGAATTGCTCCGACCAAAACAATACCAGTAATTATACCGAAAATAAAACCAAACCAACCTTCACTCATCCTCATTCTCCTCTTCCCAGTCAGCCAATTGTTCGCTAATGTTAAAAGTTTCATCCAATTCATCTGGAATCATAGCCGCAACTTCTTCACTTGACAAATTGGAATATTCATAGTAATCATCAAAGCCGTCCTCGTAGATACCAGCAAAACACAAGCCAGGCTCATAGTACATACCACGGACAGTAAAACCTAATTCTTCCATAGCTTTATAAGCGGCTAAAGGAGGTGCCCATGCACTATCAAAATAAAGTACCAAAGTGGTATCAGTAAACTCATTGATACCGTCATCACTACCAACGTCCCATTTAGTGCCCCAATTCTCTACGCACCAATTATAGTCCCATTCTCTGCTTGGCGGGGGTACAAGTTCCTTAAGAAATTTACCTTCAGCAAATGCAGTCTTCGCCCGCTCAATCATAGCAGGATCTTCATGTTCAAGTGTAAGTGTATTAGCGCACCAATTCGGCATATCGTTCTCCTTTAATTAATTCCAGGTTCTATGTTTTTCAGCAATCCATTCAAGACCATCATATTCTTCAACTTCCCATTCCACATCATCGGGTATTTCTATCACTTTCAATTCAGCACAGAAACCATTGGCCTCTTGACCCATTTCTTCCACCACGGCAATCAAATCAGGATCAGACCGATCCTCAGTCATTGTACGTGAATACAAATAGTGTTCGTCTTTACCCAAGTGCCCAGCATGATAATATTCATGCCAACCATAACCTCCACGAGGTTGTTTTTCCCATGCTATACCTTTACGGTCAAGGAATTTCTCAAAGGCTGCATCAGACAAGCCGAAGCCACCGTGACAAGCGTTTATTACAACTTTCATTCTTCAACTCCAAAATGTCGTTTAATCAAATCAAAAGCCTGTCCTCTACTAACCATATCACGCAACATAGGACTTAATGCCACACCACATTCCTTAACAATCAACTCGGCAAACTTTTCGTGGTCAAAATTCATATAAGCAGTATGATTATTACCTATATCAATAAAGCCAGCCTGTTCAGCAAGTAGTTTAATTCGTTCATTCATTCTTCAACTCCGAAATGTTGTTTAATCTGTTGAGCCATATCCCAATATTCCGGTCTCACGCCTGTTTGACTTGGAGCAAAATCAACCCAATCTGTTCCCTTTGCTATAATCTGTTCAGCACATTCCCGCACAATCAACTCGGCGAACTTAGATATATCAAATGATTGATTGCGGTCATAGATATCGGGATTGCTTTTAAAGCCAGCCTGTTCAGCAAGTTGTTGAATTCGTTCGTTCATTTTTGCATCATCAGCGCATTGAAGTTTGCTGGCACAACAATCGTTTGCACCTTGCCGTTCTTGATACCTTCTGAGATATTCATCATAGCCTGCGCTTGCATGTAAGCGATACTTTGAGCACCTTGATTACTCAATGCTTGCATACGTTCTGCTTCCATCTTAGCAGTCTTAACTTCAACTTCTTTTTGTTTCAATTCATTCTTAGCACGAACCAACTCATTTGCACTTGCAACAACCGAATCAGCAGGTAAAATATTCCGAATCAACACTTGACCAATAATCAAACTACCATCAAGTTTTTCATCAGCCAAACTCTTTTGAATTTGTTCTTTGATAGCTTGTTCCATCGCTTGGCGATTATCAGCCATATCTAGAGCCTCATACTTTCGTGCTTCCTTGTAGATAGCGTTACGGGTAGTTTGGACAATGTAGTTATACATCAAATAAATGTCGCCGTTGTGTCGAGCATGGAATGCCTGACTCTTTTGGCTGTACAATTCAGCAACCTGTGCCTGGTTGATGTTATAGATAACCACTGCATCCAAGTCTTTCATGGTACTGTTATCTTTAGCAACAGGTGTCATGTCCTCAAGTTTAACATTCACATCTTTAATGGGGAATGTAAGAACATCACCGACCATGGTTTGATTAAAAGAACCGGGCAATAATTCACCTTGCTGGACTTGTTTGTCAAAGCCAACACGAACACCAACTTCACCAGTCTCAATTCGGGTACAACCCGTTGCGAGAATTGAAGCAACAACCAAACCAGTAAGAGCAAATTTTTTCATCATATATCCTTAAAAAAGTACCACAAGAGCAACTAAACTACCGAAAGTAAGTATAGCACAGACCGCACTATATGTCAAGAGTTTTATCAAACTCCACGATTCTTTCCCGGACATATTCCGTAGGTACTGAATACCGAAAAAGAACAATACAAAAACAATAACAAAAGCTAGGATTATTCTAATCATATTTTACCTCAAGTAATGACTTTCAATTGTGAAGTTAATACCAGACCCAGCGATTTCATCAAACAATTCCTCATCAGGAATATCATCATCAATATCAAATTCGGTATGAATAGCATCATACACATACATTTGTGCATCCACTCTATTAGAAAAGACACCAAGAATTTCGGAAGAAGATTCTGATTCTTCATCTCTTACGACAACAAATACCTTAATGTTTTCCATTATTTAACTCCAAAATAATCTTCAATATCAAACATTGCTGTAGACATGGCTTCATCCACATTCCATTCTTCTTCAATCGCTTGGTCCCTTGTCTTACCTACAATATCTCTACATTCCCGAATAATCAAATAGGCTAACTTCATTTCTTGTTCGGTTGCTTGTGAACCATAGACCTGTTTGACCAATTCTTGAATTCGGCCATTCATTCTTCTGCTCCAAAATACATTATAATTTCACCAGCACAAGTTTCACCGCTACCCAATTCACGATATTCATCACATATGTCATAACATTTTAAAATAATAAAATCTGCAAATTTTCCTGGATCATCAATGATGTATTGTTTATTGGTCTTATCATAGTATCCGCCAGCTTTTTTCCAAAGTTTCTTAATCGGTTTGTTCATTCCGTGCATCATTCTTCAACTCCGAAATGTTGTTTAAATCTCTCACCAATCAATACTTGAATGTTATGTGGAACTTCATTGTCTTTGACCACTTCCCAAATACATTCCCGAACAAGCAACAGGGCGAATTTTTCTGGGTCTAATGCTTTGATTTCAGTATACCCGCCATCAGTATATCCGACAACTTTTTGAGACTGTTCAATAAATTGTTTTATTTGTTCATTCATCATTATACTACAAAACTTTGGTACCGAGCGGAAATACTCATATTGCGGAAGTTTACAGCCTCAACTTCATAACCAAGGGTTAGCATTTTTGCACGGATCCTAACCGATGCATCCGCAAGTTTTCTATTATCTAAATCAGACCTATCCAAATGCGATAAATCAGTATCAACATTGGCTAAGTCGGAACATACAAAAGGAATCACAAAATAACCGTGTCGCAATTCCGTCTTACGGGAAATAAAAATCTTGTTCATATCTTTAATTATACGATAAAACCAGTACCATGTCAATATGCTAGAGGGTCAGTAACGACCAAAGTGTTGTTCGCCCGCAACATGACATTACCGGTATGGATATCATAGCAAATCCGCCGTGTCACTTTTTTCGCATCCTTGATAAGGTTACGCAATGTTACAAGTTCCTCAGGAATTTCATACTTTTTGCTACCATCAAAATAATTGCTAATCTGACCCACAGTCTTCCGAAAATCCTTGTATTTGTCGCCTCGTAATTTACTGCAGGCTATCAACGGCTCCATGGACACAAGTCCAACCGACTTTTTACCGCTTGTAAACACCTTGACATAGTTAATCACGGGCGCATAGGAATTCGGCTTCTCCAGCTTAGACAATGCTTCCAGGTACGCTAGGTAGCCTTTGTCATCCTCAAAAACCTTGAGAATTTCATCTTCAAAGCGGTACACATTAGCAAAGGCACCACAATCAAGCCAGCGAGAATCCAGCAAATCCGACACAATCTCCCGAGCATGTTTCACGGGTTGATCCACTTCAATGTATTCAATATTAAACATAATCCCTCGTTGCTTTAATTCCACGTGATCCAGTCGCCATAGCTTTAGCGCCAATGTTGGCAATAGAGTATTTACTGGCCGTCCAAGTTTTTTCACCCTTGCGCGGAGCACGTGGTTTACACTTCACAATTTTACCGCCAGATGCTAAGAATTCCTGTATCGCTTTGTCCATGATATTTCCTTAGACCAAATCTACTTGCACTTGCTTGCCACGAATTGTAGTGCCAAGACCCGTAGGAATGGGTTTCCGTGTAGCATCGGCCATACGGCGTTCGTATGATAACTGAATCAACGCTTCCCAGCAAATGCACCGCGCCATCACAGTGGCGAATTGTTCCGTCATTTGCTGGACCGTCATATAAAAACCAATGTCATTCTCAGACCCGTCACCTTTGAAGATAACACGGAATTTCTGAGAATTCTTAAAACCTTCTATGATTGTCTTGGTACGCATGATTTATCCCAAAGAAGTTACGGAAGAACCAACAACAACTCCGGTAAGAACCAGAGCAACAAAAACACCTAAGAGGACTAACAACATTTTCTTTCCTTCACTTTTCTATCAATCTATGAATATAGTATAACAGGCCTGGTAAGAATGTCAAGCGGTTTTTTACTTTGTTGCGGAAATGACACGGGCTGGAAAACGAATACTTCCTTCGTAGTCCAGTTGATTCTGCTCAAATTCTGTAAGGTAGTTATTAGGTACTACTTCCCAGCCAGCGATTTGTGACCGATAAAACGGGTTATCGCACTCAATTTGGTCACGGACCAGCATGATGGTTGTAGCCTCATCGCCATCAAAATCATACACAAAGTAATCCGAACCACCCTTCGGTTTCCAGTAAGGATCATTCTCCGAGCCGTAATTCTCGTAATTCTGAGTGAAAATGTACAATTTAGACATGGAGAACCTCAATCAAAAATAATATCCACAATTTTACCGTCACGGACATAATAGTAACAACTAACATTTCCGTATGTAACACCAATGCATCCATTTGCAGGATACCAACTATACTGAGTGATACCCTTGGATTTCAAGTCACTAGCCACGACCTGGCTAGGAATATCTTTATATCCTCTAAAGGCTTCACACATAGAAGCACTCGCCGCGCTTATCAGCACCAATAGCGCCATACACACAATCACGCACTTCGGTGTCGGTAGCTTCACCAAACATGTCCCGGTTGCTTGCAGCCAAGTCACACAGGTTTTGATAGACAACTAGCCAAGGGCTTTTAACCGCTTTATGGTACAACACGATACCATGAACAGCAAGGTTTCCTTCATCCGAGAACATTCCGTAATTCATCTTTTTTCCTTTTCTCTCAATCTATGGGTTAATTATACCAGGAATCCAAGATTTGTCAATATATTACAAAAGTTCTCAGTTTTTCCAGTCAAGTATTCAGCCGTTTACGTGCGGCTCCAGCAAAAGCACTCAGGTTTCCACACTTATCTTCCCAACGCAAAAGGCTGCGGCAAGTGTAACCAATGTTTCGCTTACTATAGCAAACGGCTTCTTGGTTCAATTCACCATTAGTAAAAACTCGGCAGTGGTATCTGCCATTGATATTCCTAACCGTGACTTCGTGGTCTACTTCGCCCAAGAGCAACCGCTGGATACGGAGCACTTGTTTATATCGTTCCATTTTGTTCTCCTTATTAAATCTCCATCACCGTCTTGTAAATTGAGTGAAACAACTCAGGATTGCTAGTACAAGCGGAATGCGAAAAATTCACAATTGACAACCTAGCTTTCATATCATTTTCTTTTTTCGCTTTACGCTCGGCTCGGAGTTTTGGGGCTAACTCTTTTTCATAGTGCCGAGCATTACCCTTGCGGTCAACCCATTCCAGATTGGATACATCATTGTTCAGTTTATTGCCATCAATGTGGTTCACAATCTCCAGATTTTTTGGATTCCGAATAAAAAGTTTAGCCACCAAACGATGGATTTGCAAGTTTCGTTTTTCTTTACCATTAGATATCGTTACACTAGCATATCCAGTGGACGTGGAAGGTTTCAATTCTCGGAATCTAGAGGATACCGTACCCTCGGAGGACACGGAATAATTCTCAAAACCGGGAATTTTTTTAACTTTACTCATTTCAATACTCATTAAAAGGATTAGAGGAAATCCCAGTTTTACCTGGGCCGACCAAAGTCTCCCACTGCTAACTACTGCTTCCCAAATTCTCGTCCATTGGCACCCGTGGTAAGGCTTGCAATGCTCATCGGCCCGATATTCTAGTATCGGTGATCCTTGGGATAGGACTGCTAGGCCTTGACCTGCCTAGCATCAGGAAATCAATCAATAAGACTGGTGCGAATGGCCCAGCCGATACACTACTTCGCCTTCGGAAAGACCGCCTTCGGCGTCATCCATGGTGTATGCTTCCGGCAGACACACTTCGGCCAACTCGTTGTAACAGTAATAACCAGAATGGGTCATCACCAGTTTTGCATCAGGCGGCAATGCGGACAGTGCGGCCATCATATCTGCAACGGTTACAAAATCTCTAAAAACAAAATCATTCACAATAAACTCCTTCAGCGCATTCTAAGCGCCATTAATTTCTTTTCCAAGGCTTCAATCCGAGCCGCTTTTTTAGCTTCACGGGCCGCTATCTTTTGGGACTTGGCGCTTTGACGCAAGACCTTAGCAAACGCTTTTTCCTTTACGACCTGAAATTTCAAGTCTTGGATCTGCACTCGCAGGGACTTGTTAATTTCTGCATTCCGCTGGTACTCGCTTTGCAAGTTGGCTAGAGTAATCTGGAGGTTTGTCATTTTCTGTTCCTTTTTCAATCGTTATCGTAAAGACAACTCATCATGTACTGGTAGTCCGACATTTCATTTTCTGGGACTACTTCTGCAACTTCTTCGGTTTCTACTACTTCGGGCATTTCTTTTCTCTCAATCTATGGGTTAATTATACCAGGATTTCAACCTTTGTCAATGAATACTTGACTTTTTTGCTGTAGTTAAAAAGTATTCAAAGTTGGTTCAAACAGGTCAATTAGTGCTCGCTCACTTTGGTGCGCTGGTTTACGCCCACGAACCACATCCAGCACTTCATAACGCCATTCACATTCGGCCAGATTACGGAGAGCCTCACAAAACGCCCAAGCCTTGTCTTCACACTTAGCACGGCTGACATGCTTTTGCCAGCGGACTTTGACGGATCTTACAAACGCATGCCCTTTGGCTACTGTAACACCAATGTATGAATCACCGGTATCCACACAGGTGACACGGTACAGGACATGATTTCTATCGGATCTTGGTTTTCTGCTTTTCATGTATTCTATTATACCAGAAAACTCGGTATATGTCAAGTACAGAAAAAGTATTACATTTGCAGTTTTTTCAATTCATCATTGTGAATCCACTCGGCCACTTCAATGACCCAAGTAATGGGTACTTCATAAATCGCGGCAATTTCTGCAAACGAAAGTTCACCATCTTCCAGGGCACACTGGATATCAATAGCAATATCGGACAAACGGCTCATAGGGCTCTCCAAACAAGCAAATCAAGGACAAGCACAGCCAGGGCTAGTGCATAAACAAATCCGAAAACGAAAGGTTTCACTTCTGAGGACATATTATACTCCGAAAACATAATTACTAACTCCAAGCACGTTTGAAAACAAAAATGCACTTTGTAGGAGGGTCAAGTTCCAATTTCTTTGTTTCACGGCTGAATAGCACAATGCTATAGAGGAAACGAGAAAAAGACAAAACCCTACTGCTAGGAATCCTCTTGCAACTAGGAACGACCCTAGTATGCCACAGAACACTCCGATAAACTCAATAACTTTCAACATGTATACAGTATAACAGGACTGGTACTAATGTCAAGTAATACCAGATTAAAATAATCAAGTATCTGAAAGCCCCACAGCCCCATTATACTTAAGTACTACAAGGCTTGTCAAGTGTTATTTTTGGTAAACTTCAATCAGGCTGATAATGATCCATCAAGACAGTCTGTAGGCGCAGAGCCGCATGGCAAATC